TCCGGCTCCACACTGATGGCCTGCGAGCAGCTGAACCGTATCTGCTACATGATGGAACTTGATCCGAAATACGCCTCTGTTATCCTCCGGCGCTACGTGGAAGATACTGGCGATGAGGAAAATGTGTATGTAATAAGGAACGGCGAAAAGCTCCTCTATTCTGCTCTGGCAAAGGAAGTCGAAACCTCTCCGACAGCGGATATATAATACACAATTTCTGCCCGGATTCTTCGGCGATTTTCTACCTCGAAAATGTCAGAAATCGCTTGATAAATAAAGCTTTCAGAGTGATGTATATACATGCCGAAAGGCACAGCGAAAAACCCAATTTCAAAAAGGAGGACACACTCATGAAAGTAAACTACAACGTAACCGGAAACGACAGAAAAGCGCTGGTAAAGGCCATCGCAGACCTCACCGGTGACAAGGCGGTCTACAAGTTCATGCCGACCTGCGCCTACGAGATCGGCGACATCACCGTCGACAAAGAAGGCGGCGTCACCTGCGAGGACGCAGACAAGCTGGAGCGCATCGTTCACAACCTGATCGCTGACGGCTTCACACTGGAGACCGCCGAGGAAGTCGAAAGCGCTGACGAAGAAACCACCGACGCGGACGATGACGGCACCGGCCTTACGGTCAGCCTTCCGCTCGACAAGGTAGCGGTCGGGAACCTCATCAACCTCCTCACCGCCAAGGAAAGCCTCATCAAGAAGGCGCTCGGCATTGACGACCTTGGCATTGAGGTCACGGAGGATACGGTCAGCTTCCCTTGGTTTACTGAAATGCCGGAACCGGACGCGGTCAAGGCCTACACCCACTTCATCGCAGCCCTTGGCAAGATGAGCCGGGATTTGAAGCGCATCAGTGCCACGGAAAAGGAAGTCGACAACGAGAAGTACGCATTCCGCTGCTTCCTCCTGCGGCTGGGCTTCATAGGAAGCGAGTACAAGGCAGAACGCAAGATTCTCCTTAAAAACCTCTCCGGTAACTCCAGCTGGAAGAACGGCGCACCAGAAAAGGAGGTGGCAGCATGCGAATGATCACAAAAGAGCAGCTCGAAGGCCTCCGCTCCCGCTATCCTGCGGGCACCCGCGTGAAGCTTATCCAGATGGACGACGTGCAGGCACCTCCCATTGGCACCAAGGGAACCGTCACCGGGATTGACGACACCGGCTCCCTGCTGGTGGACTGGGATAATGGCTCCGGCCTGAATGTCATCTACGGTGTCGACCTTGTGCGAAAGGTGGTGGACTGACATGGATGAAAAGGTAAAGGAGCAGATCCTCGCCATCCGGGACACCGGCCTTACGAATATGTTTGATGTGAACATGGTGCAGCGGCTGGCCTTCGAACGTGACTTCTACGAGCTGGTTTTATACCTTGAGGAGCACCGGTCAGAATACGTGAAATTCATCATGACCGGGGAAGGCTAACTACACAATTACGTCCTCAAATTTTCCCGCAGAATTGTCACATATATTTCGATAAATAGCTTGCTATTACAGGCGTTCAGAGTGATATATGTACATACCAAAAGGGAAAACAACCACAAGGAGGAACCACCATGAAGTACACAATCGAAGCCATAGAAAACGCGAAGCCCGGAATGCGCTGGGAAGAAATCGGATGCCAGTGGACACTGGGACAAGCCTACCTTTACAGCAAGGAAGCCGGAAACGACCTCCCGAACTTCGCCGAGGTCATTTGGGACGACGACATCGAGACGATTCTCGCAGACTGCAGGAAGCTGGGAGTGAAGGAATTTACAATAAGCTCCACCTTCTCAAGCCTGATCCTCACCATCGCCAAGTTCGAGGAGCTCGGCTGCACGCTGGACGGGATTGTAAAAATCAAGGAACGCTACACCCACTTTGGCAGCGACGAGCACGCGCTCATCCCGGCCTTTAAGATGACGGTAAAGGAGGCATAAGGACATGTGGAGCGAAGGCGTGATCGGCATCCCGGATGCCAAGGATAAAGAGAAATACACCAAGTGCCACTACTGGGTAAAGCACTACGAGGAACCCAGCGAGGATTACGGGATCAACGGCGGCAAAATCAGCAAGCTGATGATCCGCATCGGTGACGAGACCGTATGCAACTATGACAGAGGCTGGGACATCCACCCCACCTGCAAAGAAGCAGAGATGGCGCTTTGCATCCTGCTGGAGAACTACAACTAAAAAGCAAACCCTGAATACGAATATTCCGGGAGACTGAGCCGCAGGGCTCTTTCTCTCGTACTGATACCGGATCGCATGCCGAACACGTCGGCTGGCGGTCTTTTATTTTGCCCTGAAAGGAGGCGGCACCCTTGCCAATGCGAAAACTGAAAAACTATAAGCCGACCCGCTTCATGGCAGAGACTTCTCACTACAGCAAGCAGATGGCGGACTTCGCCGTGATGTTCATCGAACAACTCACCCACACCAAGGGAACGTGGGCAGGAAAGCCCTTCGAGCTCATTGACTGGCAGGAACGGATCATCCGCGACCTGTTCGGTGTCCTAAAACCCAACGGCTACCGGCAATTCAATACGGCCTATATCGAAATCCCGAAGAAGATGGGCAAGTCAGAGCTGGCCGCTGCGGTCGCCCTGCTTCTTTGTTGCGGCGATGGTGAGGAACGCGCCGAGGTATACGGCTGCGCTGCCGACAGACAACAGGCCACCATCGTTTTTGATGTCGCTGCGGATATGGTGAGGATGTGCCCGGCGCTGAACCGGCGCGTGAAGATACTGGTCTCCCAGAAGCGGATCATCTACGAGCCGACAAACAGTTTCTATCAGGTGCTCTCCGCTGAAGCCTATTCTAAGCACGGTTTTAACATCCACGGCGTGGTCTTTGACGAGCTGCACACCCAGCCGAACCGAAAGCTCTTTGATGTCATGACCAAGGGCTCCGGCGATGCCAGAATGCAGCCGCTGTATTTCCTGATTACTACTGCCGGAAATGATACAAACACCATTTGCTATGAAGTTCACCAGAAAGCACAGGACATCCTCGACGGCAGGAAGGTCGATCCAACCTTCTATCCGGTCATTTACGGCGCGGAGCCTGACGAGGATTGGACTGATCCGGAGGTGTGGAAAAAGGCAAATCCGTCTCTGGGTATCACAGTCGGTATCGACAAGGTGGAAGCCGCCTGCGAGTCGGCAAAGCAAAATCCCGGCGAGGAAAATTCCTTCAGGCAGCTGCGCCTCAATCAATGGGTAAAGCAGGCCGTCCGCTGGATGCCAATGGATAAGTGGGACGCCTGCGCTTTTCCCGTGAACGAAGACGACCTCGAAGGCCGTGTCTGCTACGGCGGACTTGACCTGTCCTCCACTACGGATATCACGTCCTTCGTGCTGGTATTCCCGCCAAGGGATGAGGACGACAAGTATGTGATCCTCCCGTACTTCTGGGTGCCGGAGGATACGCTTGACCTGCGTGTGAGGCGCGACCATGTGCCCTACGACACTTGGGAGAAGGAAGGCATGCTGCAGACCACGGAAGGAAATGTCATCCACTACGGCTACATCGAGAAATTCATCGAGCGCCTCGGCGAACGCTTCAATATCCGCGAGATTGCCTTCGACCGCTGGGGAGCCGTCCAGATGGTACAGAACTTGGAGAACATGGGCTTTACCGTCGTGCCCTTCGGACAGGGCTTTAAGGACATGAGCCCGCCCACAAAAGAGCTCATGAAGCTGACACTGGAAAAGAAACTCGCCCACGGCGGCCACCCGGTGCTCCGCTGGAATATGGATAACATCTTCATCCGTACTGACCCAGCTGGAAACATCAAGGCGGACAAAGAAAAATCTACAGAAAAGATCGACGGAGCCATCGCCACCATCATGGCGCTTGACCGTGCGATCCGCTGCGGCAACGACAACGTCGCTTCTGTCTATGACGACAGAGGCATTTTGTTTATCTGAAAGGCAGGTGATCAACATGAGCATATTTTCAGGACTGTTTCGTTTGAGAGATAAGCCTACCAATGCAACGACCGGAAGCTCCTACCGCTTCTTCTTCGGCGGCACTACCTCCGGTAAAGCCGTGACGGAACGCTCTGCCATGCAGATGACGGCAGTCTACTCCTGCGTGAGGATTCTATCCGAGGCGATTGCAGGCCTGCCGATCCACCTATACCGATATGGCGAAGGCGGCAGCAAGGAAAAAGCGACAAATCATCCGCTCTACTTCCTGCTTCACGATGAGCCGAATCCGGAAATGACATCCTTTGTATTCCGGGAAACGCTGATGACGCACCTTCTCCTTTGGGGAAACGCCTACGCGCAGATTATCCGAAACGGCAAAGGTGAAGTGGTCGCGCTCTATCCCTTGATGCCAAATCGTATGTCAGTCAACCGTGATGAAAACGGAGAGCTTTATTACGAATATCAGACCTCACAGGATGAAGCGCACACGATGAATGGCAGCCGCGTAAGGCTCCAGCCATCCGACGTGCTGCATGTTCCCGGTCTCGGTTTTGACGGCCTCGTAGGCTACAGCCCAATTGCAATGGCCAAGAACGCCATCGGCATGGCAATTGCCTGTGAGGAATACGGCGCTAAGTTTTTTGCGAACGGTGCGACGCCCGGAGGCATCTTAGAGCATCCCGGTGTGGTAAAAGACCCGGAGCGCGTAAGGGAAAGCTGGAACTCGGCCTTCGGCGGCAGCTCCAATGCCAATAAGGTGGCTGTGCTGGAGGAAGGCATGAAATACACGCCTATCTCCATCTCACCGGAGCAGGCGCAGTTTTTAGAGACGCGAAAGTTCCAGATCAACGAGATTGCCCGTATCTTCCGCATCCCGCCTCACATGATCGGCGACCTTGAGAAATCAAGCTTCTCAAACATTGAGCAGCAGTCGCTGGAATTCGTGAAATACACGCTCGACCCGTGGGTATGCCGATGGGAACAGTCGATGCAGCGTGCCCTGCTCTCACCGGATGAGAAGAAAGACTACTTCTTCAAGTTCAATGTGGACGGCCTGCTGCGTGGCGATTACCAGAGCCGCATGAATGGCTATGCGACCGGACGCCAGAACGGCTGGATGTCCGCTAACGATATCAGGGAGCTCGAAAACCTCGACCGTATCCCGGAGGAGGAAGGCGGCGATCTATATCTCATCAACGGAAACATGACAAAGCTCAAGGATGCAGGCATTTTCGCAGCCTCGGCACCAGCTCAGGAGGAGCCAGATGAAACGAAGGAAACACAAACAGAGCCGGAACCCGAAGACGGGCGCACCCGGTTCAGAAAGAAGGAGGCACTATGACCAGAAAGTTTTGGAACTGGGTGCGAAACGAGGAACTGGACAGCTTTGGCTCCGACCGAACACTCTACCTCGACGGGGAAATTTCCGATGAGACATGGTTCGGCGACGAAGTAACACCCAAGCTATTTAGCGATGAACTGCATGCAGGCGATGGAAACATCACCCTCTGGATCAACTCTCCGGGCGGTGATGTTTTTGCTGCTGCGCAGATCTACAACATGCTGATGGACTACCCGCACGATGTGACGGTCAAGATCGACGCCCTTGCTGCTTCGGCGGCATCCGTCATCGCTATGGCCGGTACAAAAGTCTGCATGAGTCCCGTGTCCATGATGATGGTACACAACCCTGCGACCATCGCCATCGGTGATACCGAGGAGATGCAGAAGGCCATCGACATGTTAAACGAAGTCAAGGAATCCATTATGAACGCCTACGAAATCAAGTCCGGGCTTTCCCGCCACAAGATTTCCCAGCTCATGGATGCCGAGACATGGATGAACGCCAAGGAAGCTGTAAAGCTCGGCTTTGCGGATGAGATTCTCTTTAAGGACGGCGAGAAGCCTACTCCGGAGGATGAAACGGACGCACCGATGCTTTTCTCCCGCAAGGCGGTCACAGATTCACTGCTTTCCCAGCTGATCCCTAAGAAGAAGCCGGAGGCAAATAAAAACATGGTACCAGTAACCGATCTTGAGAAGCGCCTTTCGCTTCTCGCACATTAAAGGAGGATTTAAATTATGACTCAGATTATGGAACTCATGGAAAAGAGAGCGAAGGCATGGGAAGCGGCTAAGGCGTTTCTCAACACCCACTCCCAGAATGGCGGCATGGTCTCTGCGGAGGATGCCGCAACCTACGACAAGATGGAAAAGGAAGTCACCGACCTCACCAAGGATATCGAGCGCCTGCAGCGTCAGGAGCAGATCGATAAGATGATGAGCGCTCCAACCTCCACTCCGCTCACTGGAAAGCCCGGCGCAAAGGATGAACCGGAGGATAAACCCGGCAGAGCATCCGCTGCCTACAAGAAGGCCTTCTGGGACAACATCCGCAAGCGCAATTACTACGATGTCCAGAACGTACTGGAGGTCGGCACAGACGCTAATGGCGGCTACCTTGTCCCTGACGAATATGAGAAGCGCCTGATCGACGCCCTGACGGATGAGAACTTCTTCCGCTCTCTCGCCACTGTTATCCAGACCCAGTCCGGCACTCACACCATCCCGGTTGTCGCCTCTCATGGTACTGCATCTTGGATGGAAGAAAACGGCCTGTATCCGGAATCCGACGATACCTTCGATCAGATCAGCCTGTCCGCATATAAGCTGGGCACTGCGATCAAAGTTTCCGAGGAGCTGATGAACGATTCTGTCTTTGACCTCGAAAACTATATCTCCGCAGAGTTTGCCCGCAGGATCGGTGCTGCAGAGGAGGAGGCTTTCCTGACCGGCGACGGAAGTAAGAAGCCCGAAGGCGTATTCACCAAAGTGGCAGCAACCACTGATGCGCTTACCACGATCAATGACGCCTCTAAGATCAGCTTCGAGGACATTATGGATCTGTTCCATAGCCTCCGCAGCGTTTATAGGAACAAGGCCATCTGGATTCTCAACGACACTACGATCAAGGCACTGCGCAAGATCAAGGACAATACCGGAAACTTTATCTGGCAGCCCTCTGTTGTTGTCGGGCAGCCGGACACGATCCTGAACCGTCCTTACCGTACATCCATCTACGCGCCTGAGCTTGCTGCAGGAAATGTGCCGATTCTTTTCGGCGACTTCAGCTATTACTGGATCGCTGACCGTCAGGGACGCTCCTTCAAGCGTCTGTCCGAGCTCTATGCAGCGAATGGCCAGATCGGCTTCCTCGCTTCTGAGCGTGTGGACGGCAAGCTCATCCTTCCGGAGGCTGTAAAAGGACTCGCTGTCAAAGGTGCGTGATCATAACAAATTGACCGCTGTCCGCAGGGATGTTTTCTCTGCGGGCAGCTTTGCTTAAGGAGGCGGACATGGAAATCACACTGGAAGAAACAAAGGTATATCTCCGCGTCACATCTTCCGATGAGGATGAGCTCATTGAAAGCCTGATTGCTGCCGCCACCAAGCAGGTGCAGGACATCACAAGGCAGACGGATGATGAGTTCATGGCAAATGAAGAAAAAGCACTGATCCGTATTCGTGTGGCCATACTTTACACCGTAGCCTATCTGTACGAGCACAGAGAGGAAGCTGATCATCATGCGTTAAACATGACACTCCGCGATCTTCTCTTCGGCACCCGGAAGGAGGGCTTCTGATGAACATAGCGGCTATGCGGGTGCGCGTCACCTTTCAGAAAAACGCGGTCACCGTGGATAAATACGGAAACCACAAGACCGGCTGGACGGACTACTTCTCCTGCTGGGCGACTGTAGGCTCTAATACCACGATGACAGGCACAGGAACAGGCTCTGAAAGCACGGGTGTGGTTATCCGCGCTGAAGAGTCCCTCGCATTCACCTGCCGCTACTGCTCTGAGCTTGCGGCTGTGGAATCGACAAAATACCGGATCATCGCAGAAGGTCACACCTACAACATCACCTATGTGAATCCGATGGGCTATAAGCATAACAGCCTGAAATTTAACTGTGAGCTGGAGAAAAAATCATGAGCCAGAATGTATCAATCGATCAGATGAGTGATGCCATTATGGAGGAACTCGAAAAATATGCCGCCCTTGCTGCAGACGAGCTGAAGGCCGCTGTCAAGGAAACTGCTACTTCTGTTCGCAAGGATATACAGGCAGGCGCTCCGGTTGACACTGGCAAATACAAGAAAAGCTGGTCAGTCAAAAACGTCCATGAGAGTGCAGAGAGCATTGACCTTGTGGTGCATTCAAGGAACCGCTACCAGCTGGCGCACCTCTTGGAGCATGGCCACGCCAAGCGAGGCGGAGGCCGCACACCGGCGCAGCCTCATATTGCTGCCGCTGAGGAGCGCGGAAACGAAAAGCTCGTAAAGACCATCGAACAGAAACTGAAAGGCGGCTGATATGACATACGACGAAGTAATCACCATGTTAGAGGAAGCCGGGCTACCGCTCGCCTACGACCACTTTGCCGAAGGTGAGTCGCCAGACCCGCCCTTCCTCGTTTTTCTATATCCGGGCTCTGACAATATGTTCGCGGATGACACGGTGTTCCAGAAGATTGATGAGCTGAACATCGAATTATACACGGACGCAAAAGATCCGGAGACAGAAACACATATCGAGGACATCTTAATCGCACACGACCTGCCTTATGAGAAATCAGAGGTGTGGATCGAGTCGGAGAAGCTGTACGAGGTCTTATATCAAACACAGATTATAGGAGGATAAACGACTATGGCTAACAAGAAGAATAAGGTCAAATTTGGCCTGAAGAACTGCCACTATGCTATTGCTACGCTTGGCGAGGACGGTACCGTCACTTTTGCAAAACCTGTGGCGATGCCCGGCGCAGTCTCCCTCTCACTTGACGCGGAGGGCGATAATGAACCGTTCTATGCGGATGACTCCGTATATTACATGGTCTCCAACAACAACGGATATTCCGGCGACTTTGAGCTGGCGCTGATTCCGGAGAGCTTTCTTACAGATGTCATGCACGAGACCGAGGATGCCAATGGCGTCATCGTGGAGAACAAGGATGTGGAGCCGGAGCACTTCGCACTGCTCTTTGAGTTTTCCGGCGACCAGAGGAAGATCCGCCACTGCATGTATTACTGCAGCGCGACCCGTCCCTCCGTTACCGGCAGCACCAAAGAGGACTCTACTGAGGTGCAGACCGAGACGCTCTCACTTACGGCATCTCCGCTTCCTTCCGGTATCGTGAAGGTCAAGACCGGCACCAATACCACGGAGGCAATCTACACCGCTTGGTATGACTCGGTATATGAGCCGTCTGCAACACCGGCTACCGGTGAGTAAGGAGGCGCAATATGGCTGTAACAAAGACAATCGAGGTTGACGGCAAGGAGGTGCAGTTTCGCGCCTCTGCCGCCATTCCTCGCCTATACAGAAATAAGTTTCACAGGGACATTTACAAGGACTTAAACGAGCTGCAGAAAGGCATCGACGAAAGCGACGCAGAAAGCTCCACTCTGGATACCTTTTCTCTGGAGCTTTTTGAGAACATCGCATGGCTGATGGCAAAGCACCAGAATCCTGATGTCCCAAACTCTCCGGAGGAATGGCTCGACGAATTTAACACCTTCTCCATCTATGAAATTCTCCCGCAGATCATTGAGCTGTGGGGACTCAATGTGGAGCAGCAGGTGGAATCTAAAAAAAACATCATCAGACAGAGCGAGAAATGACAACCCCGCTCTTTTTACTGCGCTGCGTCCAGATCGGACTGTCCATCAGTGAGCTTGAGCTTCTGACGATAGGCACCGTGAACGACATGTACGCAGAAATGAGCAACGACGATTTTGATTATCCAGAGCTGGCAACTCAGGAAATGATGGATCGATTTTAACAGGAAGGAGGTCAATCGCATGGCTGACAGAATAAAAGGCATAACCGTGGAAATCGGCGGCGATACGACCGGCCTTTCCAAAGCCCTCTCCGGCGTCAATAAGGAAATCAAAAGCACCCAGTCGCAGCTAAAGGATGTCAACAAGCTCCTAAAGCTCGACCCGACAAATACTGCGCTACTTGAACAAAAACATAAGCTCTTAAAGCAGGCTGTCTCTGAAACAAAAGACAAGCTCACACAGCTGAAGTCCGTGCAAGACCAGATGGATGCTGGACTCAAAAACGGTACCGTCACCCAGCAACAATACGATGCATGGCAGCGTGAGATCGTAGAGACAGAAAACGAGCTGAAGAACCTGCAGAAGGAACTGGAAAACTCCTCCACGGCGATGACGAAAATGACTGCCGCCGGAGAAAAGCTCCAGTCTGTGGGTGATAGCATTTCCGGCGTGGGAAAGAAAATGCTTCCTGTGACGGCAGGCATTACGGCTCTTGGGACAGCCGCTGTCACGACCGCTGCGAACTTTGAGTCCTCCATGTCGCAGGTGCAGGCCACGATGGGCATTACCAAGGACTCCATGTCCGAGGTGGATGGACAGTCGGTCAATACGATGGATGCCCTTACCGCCCTTGCCAAGGAGATGGGTGAGACTACGGCTTTTTCCGCTACCGAGTGCGCCGAAGCACTTAACTACCTCGCGCTTGCCGGATACGACACACAGGAAATGATGGACACGCTGCCGACTGTCCTCAATCTCGCAGCAGCTGGCGATATGGAGCTTGCAGAAGCCTCCGACATGGTGACGGACGCTATGTCTGCTCTCGGTATGGAGACTTCCGATGCGGATGTGATGGTCGACCAGATGGCAAAGACGGCGTCCAGCACCAACACCTCTGTTGCACAGCTTGGCGAAGGTATCCTGAAGATCGGC